GAGTATACTCTGCAGATGTTTCCATATAGTGCAGGGCATTCCATGTGTCTGATGTAAGAGTCGTTCCTTGTGTATTTGCTTTTGTTGGGCTTGTAAATGAAATTCTAGGTTCAATTAAATAAGTTGATGTAGAATTAGGAGCAACAATAGTTGTGCCTGGAATTGTATGGTCAAATCCTGCTGTACCGTCTGTTTCCTTAATTATAGTTGCTAGTTTTGAACCAGAATTATATGTATTAATAATACCAAAATTACCAGCTCCTGCACCACCTGTTATGTATATTTTCATTCCTGGATAAGCAGTTGAACTATTACCATCTGTTGCGGCAAGTGTAACTTGAGAAGTTGTACCTGCTTGTGCTGTGTTGGTCACAATAAGATATCCGCTACCACCTGCTGTTGCATCTGGATTGCCTGTAGAATCATCTACTTCTATTATTCTTCCTTCAAACAGAGCTTGATCACGGAATTCATCTGCAACCAGCGTTTCTCCGGTGCCTGCACCAAAAATATCTATTTTTGCTTCAGTATATTCGTTACCAGCATGGCTATATTCAACTTGTTGTATTAAATTTGTATCTGTAAAGACGTTAGAAATAGTTGCATTATATTGTGTGCGGTTATCAACTACCGCTGTAACTGCTGTTTCTTCTGGATCAACTCCTTCTGCTACACTACCAAATGCACCATATGAGTTATTACCATTAGTTGCACGTACTCTACCACCACTCTCAGCTAGATAGCCAATATGTGAGTAGTATGTAAACACTGATACAAGTTCTGCTCTACCGTTATTGAGAATGTGTGCACCTATACCATCACTGATAACCTGTGTAAAGTCATTTGATACAATACTATCATTACCACCGTTGTGTAAAGAGCCATCAATTCTTTGTCCTGTAGCAGCAAAACCAAATGTAGTTAAGTTTTGTACGTATGGTGAACGTGCAGTTATCCATACACGTTGATCATCTGGACCCCAGCCTGGATCTAGACTTGCATATGCACCTGCTGTTGGACGACTTGTACCATATGCATTTGCTGGACCTAAATCGCCTCTTAGTCCGTCAAGTGTTTGTAATCTTAGTCCTGTACCATTTCGTAGATAGTACATATCTTCTTCTTGTGAACCTATGATACTATTTACATAGTATCTTGAAGCAAGTTGTGTTCTATAACTAGCAGGTAAGTAAATTGTAATATTATCAGTATAAGATCTTTTCCACATTTGTGGCCAAGTAAGATCATATTTAATCGCATCTATATATTCTCTTATATCTCTGGCGCATAACAATCTATTATACTCGTATTCCTTTTTAACAAAATATCCTTCACTATAATCATTGATAACAGTGTCTGACCCGCCACCTGATGCAGTATATTGAGATGTAGCTATTGTAAAGGCTGTTGAACTCTTTATATCTTGCACATAATAAGTTGTTGTTGTAAGTAATCCTGCATCTGTAACTGCATCAGTACTATCATCAGGATTTTCAAATTTAATAGGCATTCCTACTTCCATCCAGTCAGTAGATGCAATACTTAATGTGTTTGTTGCAGGGTCTGTACTTGTAACTAATTTCTTAAAATATCCGTCTACATAGTTAAGAGCTTCTTCAACAATAAATTCTTTGTTTAACTCTAATTGTCTTATTGCATTATATACTTCGACGTCTGCTACAGCATCGTTACCACCTTCTGGTGCTCCGCTCCAAATTACATCTTCAACCCATTGCCATGTATCGTTAATACCTGCTATTGCAGTTGCGTTGCCGCCTACATTTTGAATAGCAAGTTTTCTAGCAAACTCATTGGCTGCTATTGTTGCAGTTTTTTGATTGCCAAGAATTTTTTGACTAGGTTGTCTCAAGTAACTATATGCCGCAACTATGCTTGCAAAATTAGTTCCAAGCATCCAATCATAACGTGCAGCAAGAGCAATTTTTCCAATATCTCTTTGACACTTGAATTGATCATATTTAAAATCATTATATGTAGTATTAATAAACTGTATAGTATCAACAATAACGTCTTCTCTATCACTAGCAATGTTACTATGTGCAGTTTGATATTCAGCACCTTCGTTTGTAATTACTGGGAATGTAATAGCAGGAACACTGTTAGTGTTGCCAGCAGTAAGTGCATTTCTTGTAATATCAATTTTTGTATCTAGTTCATCTGCTTCTGTTGTAGTTGCTGGAGTACTAAGAGTTTGTTGTGTTTGTGCGTTACCACTTTGTTTAGTGTACGAACCATTTTCAAGTACAACTGCTCTAACAACAGTTTTTAAGTGATTGTACGCAGCAATTAATTCTGTCGTTTTATCGGCATACAAAGAATATACAGCATTGTCTAAGAAATAAACATCAACATTTCTTGTGCTTGCTTGTGTACCTTGATATAATATATCATATGTAAGTGCGTCAACAAAGTATCCTATATTTGCTCTGTACAAGTCAGCATCATATGTAAAACTGTATGTATTGTTAATATACGCAATAACATCTTCGACAATAAATGTTCTATTTGCAACAAGATTATCTTTGGCATCTTTACGATTTTGTACAACTGATCCTGGATCTGGAAAACTTAGTGCATTTGCAACACCATCTCCTGGTGCAGCTGTTTTTAAAGTACCGTTTCTTATAATGTCAACAACTTCATCATATGCAGTGTCTATTCTATCACTTGCATTTGAGGAACCACTTGCAGATGATCCATCTGTGGTTACACTAATTTTTAGTTGATCTCTAGCATATCTAATTGCACCTACAGTTTGGGTAAGTTGGCTATTCAAAACAGTGTAGGACATTGGTCTTTGATAAGCAATACCGTTGTATACAGCATTAAAGTTTGTTCCTAGTGCAACATCATAACTAGTATCTGTAATAATTTTACGTAAGTCTCTACGACATTTAGCACTATCATATTTAAAGCTACCAAAGTTTTTACTTATAAAGTCAATTGTTTGTTCTTTTATAGTAGGTAATCCAGTTTCAAGTAATTCACTTGCTGAAGTTAACGCACCATCAACATTACTTAAACTAGGAAATGTTGTTGTAACAGTATCAATGCCGTTGTTAATGATACTTGTAATATTGTCCATTAAATTGCCAATTCTAGTAGCAGAATCTGCATCGCCTCCGATGCCTGCCCTTTGCGGAAATGGAACAGTGCTTACATCACCAACTGTAGCTGGAGTTTGTGAAACTGGGTTTACAACAATATTTCTACCAGCAGTTTGCATTAATGCTTTTAAATTTCCATAAGCAGCTATTATTGCTGTTTTTTGCGCTTGGGGAATTTGTAGAGTGCCTGTTCTACCATTATAATATGAGTCGCCTGCGATTACACTTTGGTAATTGCCTCCGTATGTTAAATCATATCTTATAGCATCAATAATAAAACCTACATCTTGTTTGCATTTGGTTTTACTATATTTTAAATTAGGATAGTTTGTTGTAATATATGCAATAGTTTCATTTTGCAAAAATTCTTTGTTTATAAAAATTAAGTCTCTTGCTCTTGCATCATTTACATCAACTACGCCACTTTCGAAGTGTCTTGGTAAGTTACCTTCTAATTTATTTCCTAAACTTGAATCTGATTTTCTTTTTATAGTTCTAGCTAATTTTTCTACAGCAGGTCCAACTACAGAAGTTTCTGCATATGGCCATGTCTGATCTTGTGTCAGGGTATTACCAGTTGTTGGAGTAACAGCTACACCTGTAACAATATCATCTACTACGCTTTTAACTCTATCAAGTGCTTGATAACTGTAGGTAAAATCTTTAGCAGGAGTAAGTGAACTGTTTGTAGATGTTCTTGCTTGTACATTTGTACTACGTAATTCGTCACCTATAATGCAACATTCTGCAGGTACAATTATTGGCAATACTTCGTAATATTTTCCTGTGGAAACTTTTACTAATGTATTTCTAACTAATTTAGCAGGAACGTTTGTATCAGCTCCGGCTGTTATGGCATCAGTTACAATGCCGCTTAATGTTGATATTGTTTGAAATATTGTTGCCATTAGTAGCCTCCTCCGCCACCACCGCCGCCGCCGCCGGCGCCTGAGCTTTGAGATAGTGTTGTTGCGCCACCGCCAGATACTACACCTTCATACTCTACATCTGCTTGATTTCCAAGTGCAGTTTCAAAATATTGTGCAACTGTAGCAGTTGAATTATCTCCGTTAGTTGTTTGATAATTTACAGCTGGTGCTTCTTGTTTAAGAACTTTTTCAATTAATGTTAATCCGTATGTAATACTCGCCACTGTTTCTGCTTCCTGCCCTAAAATATAAAACTGTCCTGGTTCATTTACATATTTAAGAGCTGCTTCTCTACTTCTAACATTTCCGCCATGGGTAATATCCCAAATAAATGCATCAATTAAAAATCCCATATCTCTTTCACATTTAGTACTATCATATGTAAAGCCTGCTGTGAAAGGAGCAATAGTATTAGCAACTTGATATTCAGTCCACTCTACTATTTCCCTTTGTATAAATCTTCTATTTAATTCTAATAGTCTTGCTGCTTTCGGAACTTTTGTTCCTCTTTCAATTTGTTGTGTTGCATAACGTATTGTTCTAAATGGTCTATCTATTGAAATACCATATTCTGGTGCAGGAGAATCTACTCCGTGTTCGGCAACAAAATAAACATCATCAGCGTTACCAAGTGAAGCCCATTCCGGAATTCCACTATCACTTACAGTAAGAATTTGTCCATTATTACCTATTGGTAATCTTGTTGGACCTACACTGCTATAATATACTAGATCGCCTTTTGTGGTTAGTACACTTTGCTCTGAACCAACTGCAATTATGTTCCAATAAGTTCCAGTTGTGTCTAAATCAGGACGTGAATTTTGTGCTCCACCGCCTGCTCCGACTTTTGTTTCTGTACTAAAATCATCACCTTCTGAAATATGTTGTTGTATACATACATATGAGTTGTCACCATAACGAACTACGTCACCTTGAAGGTATTCTTGGTCATCTAACCATTGATTACGCCATCTTAGTCCTTCATTTAACTTTTCCCAATAAAGTACATTTGGCGGTTCTTGATTTTGATGATCTTGGATACATCTATAAGTCCATGAACCGTGACTTACAACATGACCTACTTCGTATTCAAAACTACTAGAGTCATCACCCCAAGGTCCTAAAAACTTTAATCCTTCTGAAAATAGATCCCAATCATTTGGTGTACTTGGTGGAATACTGCCTGTGTGATTAGTTTTAGCAACGTATTGGTTGCCTCCATATCTTATAATATCGCCTGCTTGATATTCTTTAAAAATATTCCAAGTATTTTCAAATACTAAACCTTCTGCAAATTTTGACCAATTAGCAATATCTGTTGCAAAGTCTGAAGATGCAGTATGATATGCTGTTGCTATCCAAGTAGTTGGACCAAATTTAACAACATCATTCAATTTGTATCTTGTGGCAGCTGTCCAATCAGCTTTGTAATCAAAACCTTGATTAAAGATATCCCATCTTGCTTGATCGTCTTCTAATCCAAGTTCGTTTGTGGCTGCACTAATATGTGCTTCATTACAAACATAAGTTGTAGCACCATATTTTACAAAATCATTAACTTTATAGTCAAAACTGGTTTGCCAATTCCCCTTCCAATCTAAACCTTCAGCAAAAATTTGCCATTTCTCTAAATCTGCTTCAAGACCGGTTGTGCTATCAACAGCTGAAGTGTGTCTTATTTGACAAATATATAACCTAGCACCATATTGAACAATATCTCCTGGTATATAATCTATACTAGGCTCCCAACCTGTTCTCCAAGTCTGTCCGTCACTTACTAGATTCCATTTTGGTGGAACGATATCTAAATCTGTGAAGAAATCGGCATCTGCTGTGTGACCAATCACACATATGTAGATTTTTCCACCATATGCAATAACATCATCTTGAAAGTATGTTGTGCCGGTTACCCACTGATTTTTCCAAACAAATCGTAATCTACCTAGTTTAAATTCTGCCATTTTCTACTCCGTTATTATATTTATCATTATCCAGTTTTTCTATTTTATTGTATGGTGTCATTAAAGTTCCTAAAATAAAGCATTTGTGAAATTATAGTACCCTGTATATTTGTTACATTACCGTTATCATCTCTTGTAAAAAACTCAACGTCTGTTGGGAAATTTACATATCCGTTAATAACATTGTCAATTACATTTTCATTAGTTCCAACCAGCGTAGATCCTGCCTGTATTCCGCCAGCTTCAAGATCTGAGCCACCAACACTTAATCTATCAGATAGGAAAGTTGCAATAGCTCGCTGTGTAGGAATAATATTGTTTGAATCAGCAGCAAAGGTTGCATCTGTACTAAATTCGTTGACTACTGTACCTGAACCACCCAGTCTTACGCCGCCAAGTGCAAGTTCACTTAGTCCGTCCAAATCAAAAAACTCAGCACTAATAGTGACAATACCTGTTGCTTGGTCTACACTAAACAGTTCACCTGCCCTAAAGTTACCATCCTGGTCTGTACTTGTATAGAAAACTCTACCACCATCCACTTCTAGAACTTCGTTTTCAGGTGCAGCAACAAAGAATGCGCCTCCTGCATAAAGTGCAGGATAATTAGTCTGTACAAAATTTCCTGTCCCAATATCTAAGAAATCATGTCCTGATATTCTACACTGTGAAAATCTTGTTCTAACAGTACCAGTTGTGCCATGTGCGAGATTGTACTCATTTTTTAAACTTGGTGAAACTTTAAATTTCACTAATCTTGTACCAGTGCCGCTGTCATCTTCTCCTAGATCTGTTACACCAACACCTGTAAATAATAATGTATCATTTGGATCTGCTGTTGCAGGATCTAATATTGTACTAAATCTTATTTGGGCGCCAGGACCCGGAACAACAGATACACCTTTTAATGTAACTTCTTGTGCCTCAGGAATTATATCTGCATAACCATCACCTGTAATTGTAATAGTAGATGTGCTAGTTCTATAACCTGTTCCTCTATTTACAAAAGTTGGCTGTGATAAAACACCATAACCTATTCTATTGTCTGTTTCTACTTCAGATACAAATTGATTATCAGTTACTGTCAAAGTTATAGGGTTGGAAGCACTGTCATATCCACTTCCCGGATCCCAAATTTTAATGTTTTGGAATTTACCTTGAAATATGTCTGCTCTTACTCTTGCTTGGGCACCTGTTGCAATTTCATTCAATCCACCTGTGGTAGCATCATTTGCAAACACATGCCATTTACCCACATTGCTAAAATTTGTAAATGTTGTAATTTTGTTTATTCCTGCATTTCCTAAAGCTCTTTGATACCAATATAATCCATCTTCTGTTGTAGCTACATATACTGTACTTCCTTGACTGTCTTCTACTGTGCAAAGGAATACGCCTTGTGAATATTTTATATCTTGAAATGTTAATACTGTATCAGGATTACTTTCCCCAACACCATCTGGTGCTCTTGTTCCTGTATACCATGTAGTGCCGTGATCTAAACTATAAGCTGTTGAACCGTCTGTTGCTATAGCAAGAAATCTATTATTTCCATATGCCATTGCTGCCCATTGATATCCTGTAGGTAATACACCAGTGTTAAGTGTCCAGGTGACTCCGTTATCACTTACAGCTACATCTCCAGTTTGTGAACCTGTTATTGCTACAAATTTTCCTGCTCCATGTGCAATAGCTTGGTATTCATCTACAGTGGAGTCTGAACCTGCTGGTAAAGAAGCTGAACTCCAAGACAGTCCGTCATCACTATATACTACTGAATTTGCTGTGTTACTTTGTGCCAATATAACAAATCTACCTTCGCCAAATGTACCGTCAATCCAAGTTTCGTTTGTTGGTAAACTTCTTGTTATCCAAGTTGTTCCTGTTTCGGACCATGCAACAGTATTTCCACTTTCTGGAACAACTACAAATTTTCCATTTCCACTGATTACTTTTCTAAAAGGACCGTTAAATGGTAAATTAGTTTCACTCCAATTTATTCCATCATCACTTCTTTGAGCATAATTTGGCTCTGCTATTGCGATTATTCTTCCTTCTCTGCCTATACCACTTTGAGTAAAAGTTAATATACTGTTTGTACTATCATCTGACACACTAGTAACTGTTAAAATAAGATCATTAGCAGGTGATGCTCCGCCTAAACTAGTACCTAAAATAGTTAATTGATCATTTACAGCATATCCTGCTCCAGGGTTTGTTAGTGTTACTGTATAATTTCTACTATTTTGTACAACTGTTACTTCTGCTTGGATTGCATCTGCGTCAAATGTTTCGCCTGTTCCTATAGCTAAATCTACACCGGTAAAGGTTTCCGTAACACCACCAAAAGTAGCATCACTATAAGTACGATTGCTTGGTAAATTTCTAAGTGTTGTATTAAATCCAGGATGATTAGCAACAACACGAGGTTCTATTCTGTAAACTGCTGTACTATCTAGTGCTGCTTCAATCGGCGTTCCAGGAATAATATGATCCCAACCAGGTGTACCATCGGATTCTTTTATTACATCACAAACTTTAGTAGGTTGATCATATCCGTTGATTATACCATATTGTCCAGTTCCATCACCTGACACAATTAAAATTCTCATGCCTAGTATTTCACTTAAGAACTGTGTAGGTTCGTTAGTGTTTAGTATAATTCGATTTTGTGCCGCGGATGTTATCTGTGCTGAGTTTTGTCTTAGAAGATAATTGCTTCCGCCCTCTGTACCTGAACCTGATGTGTTAATTAATCTGGCATTATATAAGGCACCGTCTCTAAAATCTGTAAAAGTAACACTTGCATCTGCACCTGCGCCTTCAATTTCTGCTGTAGCATTTGTATATGTTTCTCCGCAATGGCTATATTCTAAAGCAAATATTCTATCATTTATGCCGCCAGCAAATGCTTCTACTACTTGTGCTTCGTTATTTCTATTCCATACACTTACACTTTGTGGAGTTTCTGTAGGATCGTTACCTTCAGCAATTGAACCAAATTGTCCATATGAGTTATTTCCGTTTGTAGCACGAATGATTCCACCGTCTTCTGCAAGATAACCTACTTGAGCATAGTATGTAAATACAGACACAAGTTCAGCTCTGGCATTGTTCAAAACCCAAGCACCAATTCCGTCACTAATAACCTGTGTAAAGTCATTTGATACCATAGACTTGTTTCCACCATTGTGTAGGTTACCGTCAATTTTTTGACCAATCGCAGCATATCCTAGTGTGGTTACACCTTGAATATATGGTGATCTGTTTGCAATCCAAGTGCGCTCGTCGGCTGGTCCCCAACCTGGATCAAGTGAGCAATATGCGCCCCCTGTTGGTCTTTGGAACTGTGCAAACACTCCTGGTGGGTTAAGTCCGCCAGCTAATCCATCAACTGTGCAATTTCTTAAACCTGTTGTGTCTCTCAAATAGAACATGTCATCAATTTGGCTACCTAGAACTTGACTTGCAAATCTTCTTCCTGCAAGAGTAGTCAAATAATTTCCAGTGTATGTTAAATCTCTATTTAAAGCTCTAATAAGAGAATAAACATCTGCTTTGATGTTATCAGTATTAAAAGTAATTGTAGGATAAGTAGCTTCTAGGTATCCTATAATTTCGTTGTATATAAATAATCTGTTTGCTTGCAAAATAGGACCAGCATTAGCAATATTTTGATTAGTATTCAGTGTGTTAGATCCTGTTACCGTAGGATTATTGCCGCCTGATATTAACCTAGCTTCTATAGTGTTTTTGTAATCTGTTATCAAAGCACCTGTTGCATTTGTACCATCTAAATTTGACGATGCTAAAGTTTTATTTTGTCCTGTACCTCCTGTGTAACCTCCTGCTACATCTTGGTTTGTGATCAAATCATTTAAAAAAGTTAGAAAGTAACTTAAATATGCTTCCACATAAGTATAATGTCCTGCGTATTCGGTTTTTGGACCGTTTGCAATTATTGTTGTTGACCTTAACTCATCTCCCATAACTACTGTACCTGCTGGTACAATAATTGGACAATTTTCTTCATATCTCCCTGTGGCAACTGCCACCTTTGTTGGAGTAAGAGCAGAGACATTGTCTTCAATGTATTCGCATGCGTGTCTAATTGTTTTGAATGGTGAATATTGTGTGCCGTTGCCTGTTATATCATTTCCGTTATTAGATACATAAATTGTATCTGCATCGTTAGTTACTTCACGCCAAAATACTTCTAGTTCTTCGCTTACAGAAAGTTTCTGATTCCTTGTTCCTATTGGAATACGTAAAGATCCTTCGGAACTTCCGTCTCCAACATTTTCTCTATTCAAACCAAAGGATAGTAAGTCACCAATCTGTAACATACCGCCAGGTTGTCCTGCTTGAATTAAAATATCCCAAAATTGGTATGTGTTTCCGTTATCTCCAGGAAAGTTTAAGTTTGAAGAAATATGTTCAATATTACAAACATAGGCACTACCAAAATAATTTACAACCTGTCCTACACTATATCTCTGACTTGATTGCCATTGTTGTGAAAAAACTGTTCCTGGTAATAGTAATTCCCAATCGGTTGTATCTATGTCTGTGCCTGTATCTGCTACAATACTAATTGTGCCGCCTTGACCAAGATGAAAATGACACCAGTAATACAATGTATCTGGTGCATCTAGAGGAACTGTAAATTCTATAAGTCGAATTGTTGCATTTTGGAATCCAGTAACATACTGAGACATTGTAACTGTTGTTCCATCTAATTTGTATACAACACCTATGTTATAATGCGCTCCATTGTTTAATTCACCATCTTCAGTTTCACTAAACATTAGAGGATGAAATAGAGGATCTCCAGCTAATGCATATATTGCATTAGAAGAGTCGCTTTGGTCAAATGTATATTTTGCACCTCTAATTAATTCAAGAGCAGCACCTTCTACACCGTCAATATAAAATCGTCCTGCATTTCTGCCATTTGCGGTGTCGTCACCTACTGTTACTATTTTGGTAAGACTTTTAGATGTTTCGTCTACATCTTTTAACGCCTGATACAATCTTCCGCCTCTAAGGACTAAATCACCTGGACGGTATTGAGTTTGCAGGTTCCATATGCTACCACCCAAAACATTTATGCTATCTCCTTGAGTAAGTGCATTATGACCGAAGTAATACAATGTAGCTGGTGCACTTGAATTTACTGTAATTTGAACTGTACGTGTAGTGGCAGCTACAAATCCACTAATATAATCGTTCATAGTTACTTCAACGTCATCTAGCTTGTAGACAACTCCTGTACTATAATGAACAAGTCCGGTTTCGTCCCTACCATCACTTATTGTGCTAAACATCAATGGATGATAGTTGCCACCAAAACTACTGTTTGTGCCATCTGACTGATCAAAAACATAAGTAGAACCTTTTGTAAAATTAAGTTTTGGACTTTCCACACCGTCTACATAAAAAACACCCGTCGTCAATCCGTTAACATTATCTGTGCCGACTGTCACTGTTTTTTGTATTAACCGGCTTGCTCTAAAATTATAGGTTTTAGAAAGTACTGTCCAATATTGAACTGTAATTTCAACTGTAATTGATGCAGCGCCAGCCATGCCTGAGTGATTTTCGCACACATAATATAATGTTTCAGGAGCATCTTCTGCTACTGTAATTCTAAGTTCTCTTTGAGAAGCTGCATCAAAGCCTGCTGCGTAGGCCGCTTGATCAGAAACTTGAACATTATCTAAAAAGTATGTTACGCCGGTTGTGTAAACTGTTCCTCCAGCAAATTTTCCATCTTGCGTTGAACTAAGGTATAGAGGATGACCAATATTTGTAGCACTGTCTTGATTAAAAATATAACTTCGGCCAGGTATAAATGTTAAATTTGGTGTTACAGCGCCGTCAATCGCAAAAATATTACCACTGCCGCCATCTTCTACTGTAACTGTATATGAAGTTGCATTGCCGCCGCCTGATCCTCCGCCGCCTCCAGGCGCTTCTTCTTCAGCTGCAGCCGCGCTACCTGTCGGTTTTTGATTAGTATTAATGTCAGTGGCATAATACAAGTATCCACCATATTTTACTATATCTCCAGTTTGATAAGTTTCGGAACTAGACCAATCTTTTTCATGTTGAAATCCTGGAAACTCTACATCAAACCTTTCTTTATTAAATAGTGCTGTAGACGTATGTGTCAGTGTACACACAAAAATTGTTCCACCATATTTTACACGATCGTTTTTCCTGTATTCAGTATTTGTAGTCCATGATCCACGATACTCAACCCCTTCATAAAATTCTATCCAGTCATTTTGGTTAGCTTCAAGTGTCGAAGCTGAATTATGAGCAGTGATACATTCATATACATAACCATTATATTTTACCACAGCTCCTGGTGCATAATCTGTAGCTGTAGCCCAATTTCCAACATAATCAATATGTAGAGCAAACAATGTCCAATTTGTATAATTTGTAACAAATGAAGTTGAAGCATGACTACTTGTACAAAGATATAAAGATCCGTTGTATAATACAATATCACCTAAGTTGTAATCTATACCTGTAGACCAAGCACCTAGAAATGATCTACCACTTGTCATAACAGTCCATTTAGGCTGAGGTTGTGGAGGATTTGATCCAGGTAAGATAGCATTTAAATCTGTTCTAAATGCTGAGTCAGATGTATGTGCAACCAAACACACATAACTTTTACCATTTACTCTAACAATGTCATCTCTTCTATAGCTTGTAGCACTTGACCAGTTGCCTCGCCATCTATATTTAAATCTATCTAAACTAAATTCTGCCATCTTAGTACCCTTCGCTCGGTTTGGTGTTTGTAATAATTACATTTGAGTCTGGCCCGTCTCCATATGCTGGTGAAGATATATTTTGTGGATAAACATAAGTTTCTGATAATCTTTGAATAAACTGTCCGTCTACCGGATCTATAAAGTATGTTAAACTTCTATTGTCCCATTTAAACTGCGGATATCTTAAATTGTCATTAACAATTTCGTGTTCCTCATTTATTCCAGCAAGATAATCTATACCTTCTTCAAAATCGAGATAGTTTTCTGCAGCAATACCAATATCATTAATGATAGCAATATTTTCATCTCCTCCCGACAATTGATCAATTTTTACCAAAAACAATTCTCCATCGTCATTTCTACGCAAACCGTACATGTATCTTTTGATAAATCCATTAATTACGTCTGTAGGACTTGTTCCTATATAATATGTCATTATGTTATCTCCACGTAGCTGACTACAACGTCAACTGCATCGTCTACACTTGATCTTACTAGCAACCTATTGCTTGGCGCAAGCACTAATTTTTCACCTGTGCTTACTGCTCGTAAACTCGTGCCTGCTGGTAAAATGCTATCTTTGAGATAGTAACCGCTAACACTGGTATCATCCTCTACTAGCACATCAACGTAAACAAATTGGTCTGTCAAATTTGTAAAACTTAATCCAAGTATAGTGACTCGTGTCGTTGGAAGTGTTTCATAAATCAAGACAGGTACTGTCCCGCAATTTTTTATTACTGTGTTTTTTAATAGTGTTGCCATTTATCTATCCAAATATTAAAACCTTTTCAATTGCAATATCTTCTGCATCCTGGAAACTAATACCACCTGATGCACCTGCAACAGAAACCCAGTTAGTTCCGTCAAACAATTCAACTCTTGCATCATCAGTGTTAAAGCGTATCATTCCTGTAACACCCGATGGTCTAGTTGCATTGCCTCCTACAGGTAAAACAACTCCATATGTTCCGTCAATATTTACATAACCGTCTCCGGTAGTTGTAAATGTTGTGACAGCATCTGCAGATGTGTTTGTAATTGAATTATCTTTGAATGCAAAGTTTTCAAAAACAACTCTACCAGTTCCCTGAGCAGATAATTGCAAATCTGTATTTGTTGTAGTAGTACTTATCACATTACCGTCAATTTCAATGTCATCTACGGTTACTCTATTTGTATTGAATCTTGAACTATCTATATCAGCTACTGCTACACCGTCTATGTAAAATCTTATTGTATTATCGTTAGCACCAGGAGTTAATTCAGCTGTAATCCGTGTATTTCCATCTAAATCTTGTAGCCCATTAAGTCTAATCCAACTAGAACCATTGTAACCTTCAAATTGGGCTGTGTCACTATTAAAACGTATTTGACCTGCAACAGCACTAGGACGATCTCCTGTACCTCCTACAGGTAATTTAAGAGCTCCTGTGCTATCTATGTTAATCAACCCTGTTCCAGAAGTAAATGTCATATCTCCTGTGGTTGTGATAGTACTATCTTTTATAGAAAACTCGTCAATTTTAATTGACCCTGTACCAGCTGCACGTAACTCAAGATCTGAATTAGAAACTGTTGTTGTTATAAAATTATCATCTATTAGAATATCACCAGTGGTAAAATTATTTGCTTGAATAGTTCCAGTACTGTTGATGTCATTAACAGTAAGTGTGCCTGTAATAGTTACATTATTTCCTACAGTAACAGCACCAGTAACATCTAAATCTTGCGATATTTGCACATCATTGCTTGGAATATTTACAATTCCAGAACCATTTGCACGTAATATTAAATTTGTATCTGTTGCTATTGTTTCTACAACATTGTTGTCAATTAGTATTGTATTATTTGTAAAACTATCTGCTGTAATTAAACCGGTACTTGTTATATCTACGGTTGTTGTTGTTCCGTTGACTGTAAAATCATTGTTTAGTGTAACATTGTTGTTTGGAACAAGAATTTGACCAGTACCATTTGCTTTTAGTTCAAGATCTGTGTTTGAACTTGTTGTTGTTATGAAGTTGTCATCTACAAGTATTTCTTCAAACTGTGCAGCAGCACCAACAATCATATCCTGTGCTACATCAACATCACCTGTTACACTTGTATCGCCTGTTTGATTAAAATTTCCCACAAGTGTTACTGTACCGGTTATGTTTGTGTTAGCAAGAGTTGCTGTTCCGTCTACGGTAAGGTCTTGATCTATTTGAACATTGTTGCTTGGCACTACAACATTGCCTGTGCCGTTTGCACGTAGATCTAAGTCTGCATTTGATTCTGTTGTTGTAATATAATTTTGTGTAATCTGTATACCATCAATGTCTGCTTGATTGACAAATACATTGCTCCAAGTTTTTGCACTTGTACCAAGGCTGTATATACTGGTCTCACTTGGTGTAAGATCACTTTCTATTCCTGCTACTATGTTAATAGTGTCACTTGGGTCGTTACCAACTGTAATGTTTCCGCCAATAGTAACATTTCCTGTTACATCAAGATTGCCTGTAATGTTAACATTGTTGTTTAGATTGATAGCATCACTTGCAGCATTAAGGTTTACATCTCCTGATAAACTTGCAATAGTGTTGCCACTAATACGTAGATTACCTGTGTCAATTCTTTCGCCACTTACAAATGTTGTGTCTCCACCTGTGGTAAATGTTGCACCTGTAGTAAGATCGATGTTTAGAGCACTTGCTACAAAACTTACAGTACCATCGTCTTGGTTAACATAAAATAAATCACCTACTCTAAAATCGCCCTTATGGTCTACACTATTATAACGAATTTTTGCGCCATTAGACTCAACAACTTCGTTGTCTTGTATAACTGTTTCTGCATCATTTGTTACTTCTTTACCATTTCCTATATACGCTAAATTTTGTCCTATAGCATATACAATTACACCGTCACCGTCACCCACTAAACCAAAGTTTCCGTAGACTACTGCTGATCCAATCATGCGGATTTCGGCACCAAAGTCTCGTTTGTCTATGTTAAGTATAGTTGTAGCTGTTGCTGTTCCATCACTTATACTTTGTGGTGTAGTATCAAAACTATCTAGATTATCAAACTTACCTGCTATACTGATTACATCTCCGTCGACTGCTGCAATAGTAGCTGTAACAACTGTTGAATTGTCTGTTGAAGTAAATGTCAGTGTAGCACCTTGAGTAAATGTACCACTGGTTCCGCCTAATCGTATATGTGTTTGTCCGGCATTCTTTAAACCTTGATTACTATTGAAGGCATATACACCTCTATTAGCAAAATATACAAAACTGTTAAGCCATTCTATTCTTACGCCATTTGTTGCATTAATTGTATCTACACCAGGACAAATAAATGTTGCTGAATGGAACAACATACTTGCTTCTCTAGAACTTGCATTAGCAACACTACCGTCTGCAAGTACACCACGTCCTGCATCACCTTGATTAAATCCTCTTGGATCTTCTGCTGTCGTAACCGAACCTGCTGTAATTACAGTAATGTTTCTTATGTATGGTGAGCGTGTAGTTACAGATATGTTATTTGCAAAACGGAAAGCATATCCTGTGTCACCTACACTGTCATAGAAGAAATCTTTTACTGTTAGATCTTCAACAGTAGATTCACCGTTTAGTAAAAATGCATCTTTATTATTGGTTGCTACTGTTGGAGATATATTGACACTCCTTAGGCTGTGACCTTTTACTGTAACACCTACAGGAACTGTCATAGGAAAAATTTCTGTATATGTTCCTGGGTAAATGTGGACTGTATCACCTGCTGTGACTTGACTTAGTGCATGTTTAATACTTGCATAAGGAGACTGTGGATGATCACCATCATTAGTGTCATTACCATTTTCAGCAACATAATAGATGTTACCTTGTTTCAGTGTTAAATCAATATCAGCAACAGTTAATGACGTAGAATTTACTGCTCCAAATACAGCATTATTAACATAAATGTCTGCCCATTGTTTACCACCTGTTGTAGGATCACTACCTAATTGATATGTGTTAGTCTGATCAGGAATGATATCGCTTGCAATTTCTGCATTAAGCACAATGTTGTCTGTATCTGCATCACCAAGTGTGATATCGCCATCTGCTGTGATGTTACCTGTGGCATGTAAATTGCCGGTAACATTCATATTGCTAAGTACTTCTACAGTACCTGTGCCATTAGGTGCAAGGTCTAAATTAGCATTTGAGCTGTTTGTAGATATTACATTGTTTTCAATGTCAACGCTATCTACACGTAATTTGTTTTGATATATAACAGTGTCAAGAGTACCAAGATTTAAGAAATTTTGAGTAGTGCTGATTGTGTTACCTTGTACAGTAACGTCACCTATGTCTGCACGATTTGTGACTGTTAAATTTGTTGTGCGGGTAGTTCCATTTACATCTAACTCGTGTTGAGGAGAAGTTGTTTTTATACCAACTCTTTGGTTATTGACATCCAAATATAATAAGTCCGTCTCGAAAGCCAGATCAATCCCATTTCTAATGAGATTCGACTTCAAGAGAGGACCGGATATGCGACCAACTGCCATCTCTACTCCTTAACACGGGGATCCTGTCCCACCAACCACCTTACATTGCGGGTTGACCACAGTTCGTCCTGCTACGGATTTGGTCGATCCTTTGCAGCATTAATATTATTTATCGTTTATTAAGAATAGTAGTTGATTAGCCGTATATTAGAGTTTGAATGAGACTGATATCATCCATTTCTGCTTCACTGACTGCTTCAAATGCTCCAGCTGAAGTTTGCCATTGATTACCAATCCAAGTTTCCATATCGCCTGAATCTGTATTTACTCTAGTTTGACCTATTATAGGAGTAGAAGGTCTATTACTGTTTGCTCCAACAGGAATTTTTACAGCACCGTCTCCTGCAAATTGATAATATCCATCGCCTGTTGTTGATAGATTTATAGGGGCATCTGCTTGAGTATTTTCAATAGTGTTGCCTGATATTGTAATATTATCAATTACAATGCCGCCTGTTCCGTCTGGTTTTAATTCAAGGTCTGAATTTGAAACAGTTGTTTGAATAGTAAGTCCGTCAATAGAAATATCATCAACTTGCATGCCATGGACATTAATACCGTCTGAGTCAAAACTGCCTATTTGTGTGCCTGCCACGTCCAACAATAATGTATCATTTGTAGGATGTGCCCTTATATTAGTTAAACTATCATCTGAATACAACCCGTTAAAAAATACATTTGCAGTTGCAAAACCTTGGAATAAAGTTTTGTCAGTGTTAAAACGTATTTGTGCTTGTGTCAAACTACCGTCTGGTCCAGCAGGAAGTTTAAGTGCTTTGTTACTGTTTAGAATCAACTGATTTGATACATCAAATGTTATATCAGTTAATGTGCTGTCAGGTGTTGATTCACTACCAATTGTGTTTCCTGTAAATTCAAGACTTTGTAGATATATACTGCCCGAACCTGCTCCACGTAATTCAAGATTGCTGTTAGAATTCGTAGTTGTAATTACATTGTCAAACATTTGAATATCTGTGCTACTTTTCATATCTTCCATAGCAAAGGTATTTGTAATATTGATTGCACCAACTGTGACGGAATTAGTAGTTAAGTTTGAGCTTGACAAATTTTGTGTCACTGTCAAATCTTGTGCAACAGTAACAGCATCATCTAACACAACATCACCAGTAGCACGTAAATCTAAGTCTGCATTTGAAACGTATGTTTCTAAAATGTTTGATTGTGTTTGAATAGTACTGTTGTCAAAATTAACTGCTGTTACACTAGTGGTTACATTCATATCACTTGTGAACATTGTACCATTTACATCAAAATTATTTGTTATTGTAAAGTCTGCATCAGGTATAAGTATTTGGCCTGTGCTACTTGCACGTAGTTCTAGATCTGTGTTGGAACTTGTAGTTGTAATGAAGTTATCATCGATTAAGATTTCTTCAAATTGTGCTGAACCTGTCACATCTAAATTTTGAGATATAGTTAAATTTGTAGTTGAAAAATTGCTGTTGATTGCAATAGGTCCTGCTGTGACCAAATCATTTGTTGATAAATTTTTAAGAGTAGTTAGGCCCGTTACTTGTAAATTATTTGTGATGTTTAAATTTTCATCTTGGAAATAAATTTTACCTGTACCACTTGCACGTAATTCAAGATTAGCATTTGAATCGTTTGTTGTAATAACATTATCAAAAATTTTCACAGTGTCAAAGTTTGCTTCACTACCATATAAGTTGCTCCATATTTTAGTAGAAGTACCTAAACTATGAACAAGTGTTGTGTTTGGCACAAGATCTTGATCAAAGTCAACGTTAAAATCTATAGTATCTGTAGTTTGATCTCCAAGTGTGTTAAGTGTTCCTCCAAAACTTAAATCACCTGTAATTCCTACATTTTTTGAAATATTCGTGCTAGAAGTCAAATTAATAGTACTACTTGCACTATCTATTTCTATATTTCCGTTTAAACTACGGATAGTATTATCTCTAAAACGGATATTTCCTGTTTCTACTTTTGTACCATCAATAACAGTAATGCTACCGTTTGTAGTTACCGTCATGCCGCCAAACGAATCTATGTCTGCTTCAGTTAAAACTAAACTTGTCTCTCCAGATTCTTGATTTACTAAAAAGTTATCTCCTACCCTAAAATTACCTAAATGATCTACTGTTTGAAAATAAATTTTTCCTGTATTAAGTTCTGTTACTTCTTGTGATTGTATGACTCTTGAAGGATCATTATCAACAAACTTGCCAACACCTATATAGGCAAAGTTATGCTGTATTAGATACATTAGTGTGTCTGAACCGTCTGCATACGCACCATAATTTCCATACACGTTTGCACTACCAATTGAACGCAATTCTGCGCCATACTTTACAGTTGAACCGTCTGAGCTTAGATGTCCTGTAGTACCATTAACTGCATACAGTCCTTTGTTAGCAAAATATGTAAATGAGTTAAGCCATTCTACTCTAACACCATTTGTCATTGTAATAGCATCTACACCTGGTGTAATAAATGTTGCACTATGGAAAAGCATACTTGCTTCATTACTAGCACTTAACACACTTGCTCCATCTATTAGTGCACCTTTACCAGCATCACCTGCCGCAAAGCCTCTTGGGTCACTTGCCGATGTAGCTGAACCTTGTGTGATTACTGTAACATTTTGTATGTAAGGAGAGCGTGTGCTTACAACTGTGTTAGGAGCAAATCTAAATGCATAACCTGTGTCATTGCCACTGTCATAGTAAAAATCTTTAATAGTAATATTTTGTACAGTGCTTTCACCATTAAGATGGAAAACATCTTTTGATTGATCTGCACTTGAAGGACGTATAATTGTATTACGCATGTCTTCGCCTTTAATAGTAACATTTGAAGGCACAACCAAAGGCAGTTCTTCTTCATATCCTCCTGGCATTACATGTATAGTTACTGGTCCGCTTGAGCTAGCGTCTGCTTGGTCGAGAGCATGTTTTAGTGTTTTAAAAGGACCATTAGGATGATCACCAACATTTGTGTCGTCACCGTTTTGTGCTACCCAAAATATGTTCCCTTGTCTTAACGCATGAAATGTAGTGCCAACACTTATACTATCTGTTGTGACCCCTTCACCATTTAAAAAATTTGAATATAAATATGACCATTGTTTTGTGGGTGAACCTAGTCTATAGGTTTGATTTTGATCTGGGATAACATTGCTTGCAATTTCTGCTCCAAGTACTATATCATCTGTGTTGCCATCACCAAAAGTCAAACTACCATTAGCAGTGATATTGCCAGTAGCATGAACATTACCATAGACATTTACATTTGCTAAACTTTCTAATGTAGGTAAACTTGCTTCAATTGCTGCTACACTGCGGTCGTATGTACTGCCTGATGTAGTAATTCCTCTAGCTACACTAAGGAACGCCATAACATCGTCAATGTCAATACCACCACTTTCGTTTATATCTCCTCTTTGAAATCCGCTTGGTAAAACTACTTCCCAAAATGCTTTGTAAGTGTGAGATCCACCTGATGACGCCGCTGTAAGTCCGGCAAGCAATTCTGTCGTATACGGATCACCGTTAACTAGTTGATAATCTCTCCAAGGACGTAAATCAAGATTAGAATTTGTGTTATACGTAGATATTTTATTATCATTTATCTGCATTTCAGTATTACGCAGTGTTGATACATTTATCACACTATTAGAAGAAAAAGTAATATCTCCTGTGCTAATATCTATATGGTTATTAGATATAGAGAAATTGGCAATATTAGCTGTAGTGTTTAGTAAGTTTGTTGTGCGACCATTATCTGTAATATTAAGCTCTGTTAATGGTGCGTTTCTATTGATGCCTATCTTTCCTGTATTGACATCAATATACAATAGTTGCGTGGTGTCAAGATCATTACGAAACGCAAGATCTATACCATTTCTTTCAAGGTTTGCTGTTAATAGTGGACCGGATATTCTACCTACTTGTGCCAATTTTTATCTCCTGACACAGTATTTATTGCTTTATTTGTCGAAGTTGTGTAGTACTGTAATTGGTTTGCCAAGATCTGGTGCTGATGTAAATTTTACATACCATCCAGGTAGATATGTAATTATACGTCCAGAATTTGCTGTATAGTTTGCTGGAACACCTGTTGAAGTATCTACTGCTAATTCTAATTGATTAGCTGCTGGTGCACTTATAACACCATGAACTCCCGGACTAGTAGAATCATCTGTGTTTAAGAATTCTATGTTATCATCAGGATCAGTTTCGACACCTTCTATATAGACTGAGTCACCTCCTGTAAGTCCATGAGATCCATCTGTCTGTATAGTTGTTGTAGTTCCAACACTTATAATGCTTGTTATAGTCAATGTTGTACCAGGATTTTGTTCTAATACATAGTTAGTTCCTGAAATTTGAAAAACGTTTTCTACAAATACTAAAATATTTTGTGCAGCTACTGGAACAGGAAAATCTACATCTTGGCTATCTAATGGTCCAAAATATAGTTCACTAGCATCACCGTTACCAAGATTTTGTTGAATTATACCTGGATCTTGATTAGGTTCTTTGAATCGCAATTCTCTCCAAGCACCGTTTTGGTATGCTTCAAATTGTTCATCGTCTGTGTTGTATCTAATATGTCCATTAACAGGTGTAGTAGGTCGTTGAGCTGTTGTGCCTTTAGCTACTAACATTACATTTGTAGTGTCAATAATGACTTGGTCATTGACATCATACTTAACACCTTTGCCTGTGATGTTACGTAAGTTGGTATTTTGTGCTTTGATAAGGCGCATTATACCTCCAAGTAACTTACTGTAGCTGATAAGTTTGTGTTGCCGCTGCCTGCATCAGGAGATGCTACGAAGGATAATTTATCACCTCCGCCCAACACAATTTTTTCACTGTCAAACGTAAATGTTTCGCCTGCTGGTAAAGTAAGTCCATTTATAACTCTTGTTACAGAGTTGTCTAATGGATTTCCACTAGGAATAAAGTGTAAATCAAAACTTGCATCATTTGATGCATTTTGATTGCAAACCATTATATTTGTAATAGCATATCTTTCACTAGCCGGTACAGTTACTATGTCTAATTGTGTTGTTGTTAGTTGTGCGTTTACTATTGCCATTTTCTTTCCTTAAAATAACATGCTATATAATAGCGATCTGTTATTACTTATTAATTCATCATTTGTGTTAGTACTATTTACAAAAAATAGTCCTGTTCCGCCAGTATCTTCGGTATTAACATATAATTTTAATCTATCTGGTGCTGATGTAGGTGTACTAATTGTATTTTCTATACTAAACAAATCTCTTGCTACAATTTCTCCTGCGCCTGTACCTTCTAAGAACAAATTATTAGAACTATTTATAGGACGAATTGTAGTGCCGTCTATTTGTATATCACCTATTTCAATCGTATCATTTTTTACGCTTAATTTAATAACATTGTCTATTCCAATTTCTACAGCACTAGCAGATCCAGTAACTTCAAAATCTTTAGCTTCAACAAATGTCTTTGTAGTAGTTCCTTCTTCAATCCTGTCTTGGAAAACACTACCTAAACTGAATGCAATATAATCAACAACTGCTTTTGCATTAGGTATATTGTCGTCATCTATAGCACCGCCAGTAATTACACCACCTGCATATTGAAATATCTGTTCTTCATAATCACTTGTACCAGTTACACTGAGAACACCACTTCCTATATCAAAGAAAAAGTTTGTTCCTGTTCCAACTACTCCAGGTATTTTTATAGGAGTAAAATCTGTGCCTGTTCCAGTAATACTAGTCCAAACTCCAGATCCTGAGTCACCACCCATAGTATAATTTATTTGGTCGTCCCAAATCCATCTACCTACAGCCAAAGAACCTCTGTCAATTTCAATACCGGCTTTGTAATTGTTGCTTGCACTTATTCCTGATCCTAGTTCTCCTTCATTTAAAGTAAGAATGTTATCTGAAATAGTTGTGTTTACAGATTTTACAGTAGTTGTTGTGCCTTTTACTTCTAAATCGCCAGTGACTATAGTAGTACCGGTCTCTACACCTGTATCAAGTGTAATGGTACCACCGCTTTGTACAGTAACTTTGTAATTTCCGTTTTCAACTTTTAGTACTTTTGACATTTATAAATTCCTAATTAATGTAGGAGCATTACACTCCTACATTTAATATTTTTAAGACTGCCTCGGTAGTGCAACACTTAGTGATGCATTAGGATGTCCTGCTATTTCTCTAGCACTTGCATCGAAACCAATCTCGTAAATGACATTATCTTCAGTTGCTCCGCCTTCTAGTTGAACAGTTCTGTTGCGTAGTTTTGTAACTTGATAAGTGGTTGAGTCTGAACCAACAGCATCAATTTTAAATTCACCTGCAGCCAAAGCACCGTTTGCTTTGTTAACTAGTGTTAACACTTCATCACTTGCATGAGTTCTTGGTGAAAAAGCTCCGCCACCGTCATTGTTAGAATCTAGTCTTACAACAAATTTGTTATTGCCTGCTTGACGAACAATGTGAGCAGCTGTAGTCGCTTCTGAACCGCCAGTAAAAAAATGACGGGTTACTTTGATTCGGCCTGTACCAAATCCGATTTTGTCTTTGTTTATAGGTCTTCCCATTTGTTTTCTCCTTTATAAGAGCCTGATGCGGGTTCTATCCGCTACGCAGTTGGTTTTCTGCATAAGTCCGCCTTGCGGCACACTATCTGACACATGTATTTATCAATGTTAATATAATAGATAAAAAAGTCATTAAAAAAGGGCGACATAAAGCCGCCCTTTTAAAGTTTTTATAATTGCTAATCTTAGCTGAAGCTTAGGTTTGCAGCTGTTACTTCTACTTTTTCTAAGTAGTCAGCAGCATTACCAAGCGATGAAGCTGTGTTCGATAACTCAACATATCCGTAACGAGTCATGAAACTCACAACTGGTTCGAAAGATGTTGGGTCTAGAACAACGCCACTGCTCATTAATGGAATGTATGGGCAGTAAAACGCTGCAGCGTCTGATTCACTTGAACCTTTGTAACCAACTAGAACATCGTCGTCAGCAGCATATGTGTTGACGTAGATCTTCATTGCGTTGTTTAGTGTTCCAACCATTTTAGTATTAGTTGGAGCTTCAAACGCACCTTCAGTTGTTCTTGCAAACGCTGAAGTTGTAGCTGATTGTAGTACAGTTAAAATTGCAGGAGATACAACAGCCCAGTTACCTGCGCCTCTTCTTGTTCTCTGTGCAATTCTGTTTGCCGCTCTGTTGATTAGAACTGCTAATGCAGCATGTTCGTCACCAACAAAAGTAGCTGTACCTGAAACAGCAGCCTGATCAAAAGTATCAGTTCCTGTTCCTGCTAGAGTTGATAAAGATCCTAGAACTTCTTGGTCGATTTCAGCAGTAATTTCTTGTGCTAAAGCAGCCATAATTTCTGCTTCAACGTCGATACCGTGCTGTGACTGAGCGTCCTGAGCAGATTCAAAAGTCCAGCGAGCTGATAGCTTTCTGGTTTTTGCTTCTACTGTTTGCTTTAAGATCTGAATTGATAGTCTGTTTCCAGCACTACCTTCAAGTGCAGCAGTAGCATCAGCTTTACCTGATGTAGCGTTACCTGAATATGCTTCAGCAATCTTAAATGGTGAAAGTGCTTCTTCTCCAGCTACAGCACCGCTTGCGCCTGTGCCTACTGTGTCTGAGTAGCGTACTCTCAATGTGTGGATTTGGCCCACTGGTCCAGTCATAGGCTGAACACCAACTAGTTCATTTGCAATCACTGTTGGCATTACACGTCTGATGACGGGTAAAATAACTCTGTTAAGAGTTGCAACATTACCGGCAGAAGTTGCACCAGCTGTAGCAGTCTCTGCCAAATACGATCTCGTATTTTCTAGAGTGGTTGCCATCACCTGTTTCTTTGTGCCTTGAAGGCCTTCAAGAAGTGCAGTTTTTGTATCCTGCCAGCGACTTTCTAATAGTTCTGACATTTGGTTTCTCCTTAATTTAATCCAGCAAGTCTACGTAAATCAATTACGTTGCTACTTGCTTTGTCACTAACGTTAGTTTCTTCTCTATTGCCTGTTACTTCTTTGCCTTCTGTGAGTTGTGCCTTCTTAGCTGGAGTTTTACCGTCTATTACTGCCGGTAGGTACTTATCAAACGCCGATTGCAACTTAGGTGTTTGAACGCTTTCCAGTAAATCTATCATGATGTCTTTTTGGCCTTTTGATAAAGGTGCAATCAAGTCATCAATTCTTTGTTTTCTTTGTGACGCTTCGTTAATCTTCTTGATTTCAGCTTCTTTGCTTTCAACCAATTTAGATGTTTCGATTGTTTTAACTTTTGCTTCTGCTAATTGCTTGTCTTTTAGCTCAACAACTTTCAGTAACTTCGAAGTTTCTGATTTTTCATTGAGATAAGATCCAGCATACTCAGATGCAAATGCTTCAAACAATTTACGTCCAAAGTCATTTTTACGTGCTGCTTCAATGTCTTCTTTAAGCTGACCAATTTCTCTGTTAAGAACTTTGTCAGTAATTTTAGACACTTTTTCAGCACTCTTTTCAACAAATTGTGTTTTAAGTTTGTTGAAGTGTTCCTTACCTTCACGAATTAATCTTACTTTCGTTTCAGCAAGGTCTTTTTTGTCTTCGTTGAACTCTGCAATTTCTTTTGCAAGTGATTCCACGATGAAATCTTCAAGCATTTTGAACTTGTCAGCCATTGATTTCTGGTCTTCATGTAACTCACCAACTTCTTTTGAAAGTTGATTTACTACAAAAGTTTTTAATAGTCCTGCGTTTTCACGCATTGCTATAGCATATTTTGCTTTCGCTTCTGCTAGTTGCTTACGATCTTCGGCAAATTCCGCTATTTCTGAAGCAAGACGTTCTCCTACCATAGAGTCAATAGCCTCTACCATAGTGTTTTTGTCATGTTCATACTTTTGAGCGAACTCTTCACGAAGTTCAGCAGTTACCTGTTGACGGTTTTCTTTGACTTTCTTGTTCCAAGCCTCTTCAATTTCGTGGCGCACTTCTTCAGAAACTACATCATTTTCAAAGAGTGTTTTTAGTGCATCCAACATTACTTTTCTCCTTTTATTGGAGTCGGTTGATGATATTCACCAACGATTCCCTTAGATACTTTTGTGCCTTTGTGTCTTCTTTTGTTGCCTGTGCAAGTTCGTAAGCCTTATAGCCACCTCTGGCATTCATCAAATGCTCGTAGATTGGCGTTGGATACGCCCCCGGAGCACTTGGTTGTGCAACAACGTCAACAGTTATGATTTCAAAATCACTGACTTCGCCGCTACCATCTTCTTTAACGTTACCAGAACCTCTTGACGAGACACCTAGTTTAACTCCGCTTTCCAGCATTGTTTTAACTAGTTGTCCCATCGGTGTTGGTAAAATTTTCATTTTTCCATAACCATTTGGACCATCCATCCACATTTCGGTAATCATGTGACTGACCCTGTCCAGGTTAATATTAAGACCTTCAGGATGATCAACTTCACCAAGAACACTGTATCCTCCGCTTACCTGATCATTGAGAGTTTTGACAGCCCTGCCAATTTCATTTACAGGATATACACGCTGGTTTGCATTACGCACACCACCTTGTATGCAAATACCCTTCATAAAAAGGTCTTTACCCTCATTGGCATTCTCAACCACCATCTGTGCTTGGTCGAATGTCAGGTGCTCTCTTAAGTAGTTGCCCATCATTTAGTCCTTAGCTACCGATTGTCGATTTTTTATCGGGAGCCGCATCGCCTTGGCTTTTCTTCTCAGCGCCGTGGCCTTTTGGCATGTTTGACATTGACTTAGATGCTTTACCACCCGGAACGTTTACATTACCTGCATTTTCTTCTTTAGGTGCAGATGCTTTCATTCCTTTTTCGTCTCCGCCTTGTGCCAAGTTAGAAGCAGTGCCGCCCATGTCGTTTTTACCAGCTACGATTGACTTGGTGTTTGCACCATTGTCACCCATTTTTGGTGTTACTTTTTCAACATATTCACGCATCTGCTCTGCTGCAGACAGTTCAGTAGCTTCTTCAGTGTCTTCGTCATCTGCTTCGTCTACTTCTTCGTCTGAACCTTCGTATGCTACAGACTCTTCTTCAGGTGCTTCTTCACCTTCATCGTCTGCGTCCATATCCATTTCACCTTCTTCGCCTTCGTCGTCTCCACCTTCTTTGTCTTGCATTAGGTCTTCAAACTCTGCTTTAAGGTCTTCTAATTCAGCTTCTAGATCTTTGATATCACCTTGTGTTGCTGGTGCATCATCATCTTCTCCGTTGTCCATATCCATGTCGCCGTCCATGTCGCCGTCCATGTCCATTTTCATTTCATCATCAGCGTCACCGCCCATCATTGCGTCCATGTCCATGCCGCCTTCTTTAGGCTCAACTTCAAACTCATCTAGATCAAAATCTTCATTTGTTTTTTCGTCTTCGTCATCTTTAGATGCTTCTTCAACGTCTTTGTCTTCATCTTTTGATGCTTCTTCAACGTCTTCGTCATCTTTTTTCATTTTCTTCTTGTGTACTTCGTCGACTTCTTTGTCTTCTACATCGTCAGCAAGTAGATTTTCGTAGATGTCTCTTGACTTTTCTACTACTATTTCGTGGAATAATTCTTCCGCTTTTGCGCGGTCATTATTTACAAGATGCTCTAGCATCTCTTCAAATTTAGCTTTATCTGCCATTGTTTTCTCCTATAAATGTTTACCTATGGTAAGGCTGTCGTAGTATTTACTAATATGGGAGAAATATGCGTAGAAATAGGCTCAAAACGAGCCATTTTGACTATTTATCAGGAAAGTTGGTAGATTTTCTTGAAATCTTCCAACAATATAGTTGTAAAGTTGCTAAATTTATTTAGTTCCTCTGGCTGATAGTTATCAGCTGTTATAACTCTTATAAACTGTATATTTGGATTTTCTTGTATAACATTTTTTGTTTGTCTAAGCCAATTGCCAAAAAAAGTTGCACTATCTTGACTTTTTTTATAATTTGCTGTGTCAGCATACATATTATTAAACTTGTTTTCTATTCCTTTGTAATCAAAACCTAATATGTATATTTTTTCATAACTATGTTGTGCGGCAAGCCAAAGAGCAGTAGGACCACTACTCCATCCTTTGCTAGGTTGAAATAAGTTTAAATTAGGGATTCCGCCGTAGGCTTTGTTAGGATTTGACCATACTGTGTGCTTTTTTTGGTAACCTGTTTTGGTAATTTCTAGTATCATTTTAACATCAACAGCTACCAGATAGTCAGGTGCAAATGTTCTGTAAAGAGCATTACACCCATATATTTTACCTATTTTAGAAATTTTTTCTACATCAACAGATTTTCTGCTTGTACCGTTGCCCAATACAAATGCCAGCTGATTGTTTTGTTTTTTTATAGGTGATTGTGGAACAGCATCAAATTGAGACAACTTAGGCTGTCTGGCTAATTCTTTTTGTCTACGTCGTTCTTCTTTAACGACTCTCCATTGTTGTTTTGTATATTGACTTTTATCTATTTTAGCCAACGGTTAGACTCCCGCCGCTGCTGCCTGTCCTGCTATACCATACATTTGGCGAACAAAATCCATCTCTTTTGCTTTTTCTTCTGTATGTAATTCGCTTGCTTTACGAGCGCGATTAATTTGACGAAGTGTTAATCTTGTTTTGCGTGTATCGTCTAAATCTACTATTGAATCGTCATACTGAGGTTCATACCTATTGTCTTCAACAGGTTCAATAGTTTCTTTGTCGTAGTAAAAAAGTTCTCTCAGTATCATGTTATTATTTATACCTCTGTTTCCTGATCGCCTGCGGGTGCTTCTGCTGCGGCGGCATCGCCTGCTGCCGATTCTGGTGGATCACCTTCTCCACCGTCTTCACCTCCAGTATCGATTCCTGCTTGGTCTTCTGCACCATCAATATCTGCAGATATTCCTGCACTTGAAATACCAACACTTCTCATTTCTCCTGCCGCATCACTAGTTGGAGGTGTAAGTGTTTCGTCATTTTCTTCTCGCCACATACGTTCATTTTCGGCAAGGTCTTCTGCACTGAATCCTAAGAAACGTTTTAGTGCAAAACGATTTGAAATAAATGGAATTGCTTGTACTTGTGCAAATGAACTTATACGTTGGTTGTCAAGTTCAGTTTGTCTGTATGCTGCAAAATTTTGTGGTGGTTGAAATTTAATATCAAACATTGCTGTGTCAATGTTTACACCTTTTTCTAATAAGAAACGTTTAAATTCTTGATCAAATTCTTCTACAAGTAGATTTTGCAATCTTTCGCAGTATGTGTTGAATCTTAATTCTTGAATAAATGCTGTACCTACTCTACCGTCATTGTAACTTGCTTGACTGTCGTCAGCACCTGTTGGTAAATATGAACTTGGAATCCTCAGACCGCGCACTAGCTTATTGGTAAAGTATCTTAAGTCGTCTATTTCGCCTAAGTTAGTACCGCCTGGTAGTGTTTCTACTTTAGATCCTCTACCTTCTGCTGTTTGTGGGAAAAAGTAATCTTCATTAGTTGATAGTGGATTGTATGCACTGTCAATTACATTAGTGCCACCGCCTGTTTTCGAAGGAATACGTCTTTGATGTATTTCTGTTTTTACACGTTCTACGAATTGCATAGCAAGGTGGCTAGGCATGTTACCTACATCAACATAGAAGACTCTGCGTTCTGGTGCTCTTTGCACACGATAGATTATAATTGCGTCCTCAAGCAGTTCTTTCTGTTTGTAAACTTTGAAAATAGTTTCTAATAATGAGTTACCAAATGGATAATTGTTGTCTAGTCCTTCTGACAAACTTAAATGGAACATATGTTCTGCATTAACTGCAACTTCACCATCTTCAATTGTAAATCTTGATCCTGGTTGATTTGGATAGTTACCAACCATACCACGAACACCACCTTGATAATATCCACTGCCGCCGCCTGTGATGTTACCGTTGGTTTGATGAGGTTTTGTTGCAACTAGATCTTTAAAATTTAGTTGTACATCTTTTACAATGTATTGCTCTGGTGTTTTGCCTTCTGATTCGTTTACGATAATTCTGTTTACTTTAGCAGGGTCTACGTGATAAAGTTTTTTTGTTTCAGGATCTCTTAAGAAAAATCCATCGCCATATTTGAAAACATTTCGAAATACTCTAAACATCCTGTTTTCAAAGTTGTTTAGTTTATACCATTGTTTTAGGTATTGTGATAGAATCTGTACTTCTGAATTTGTAGCATCTTTATAAAATTTGAAATCGAAGTGTGTGTCATTCTTTTTGTTTTTCTGTGTACAAAATTCTGCAAGAATATCAAGAGCAGCATTTACTTCTGAATCCAAATCCATTGTGTTGTATTGACCGTAACGTTCAACACGATTAGGTGTTCCTACATACACATCTGGTAGAAAACTTGAATAGTTTGATCTTGCAGGGCCTGGTCTAGACGCCGCACTAGCACCACTTATAGGTGAATAACTTCCTGATGTGTTATCACCTGTTGGTACCGGGGTAAAATATTTTTTCCAACTCATTATACGTTAAATCCTGTCATAACATTGCCTGACATACCCTTTATTCCTTTGAGTTGTCGCCTTGCTGTATCATTTACTTGCATATTTATATTAACTAATTGTAACATAGTTTGGTTCAGGTTGTCAAGTTTTTCTGCAACAGTACCACCAGAATTGGACATTCCTCCCTGAAATGCA